GACTGTTCACCGCTCAAAGGCTTGGCTTCAACCTTGTCTGTGTAGTCATGCTTGCCACCGCTCCAATGTTTTAGCCTCGCCTTAATGATGTCGATATATTCCGCTTCTCTCTCGATGCCAATAGGTTCAAAACCTTCAAGAGCGGCAGCGCATAAAGTGGTGCCACTGCCAGCGAAAGGTTCAAGGATAGTTCCATTTGGCGGCGTGATTAATCGGCATAGATAGCGCATAACACTAAGCGGCTTAACTGTTGGGTGAACATTGGCCCGCTGTGGAATAGGGCCTCCCAAAGATCCATCCGCTCTGCCTTCATAAGAGCCTGCCGAAACTTTATTTAAATGATCCAACCCCGCCTCTCTCTCAGCTTTTGAAGCTTTAGCACAATAGAAGTACCGCTTTAAAAGTGGATCATTGATTGATTCGTCTAATAGTATGTTGGCGGGCCAACGGCCTTTTGGGTGTCCATGACAAGCTACTTGCTTCATGTTAAAAATAGTGTCTTCATTAGCTTCTCTCGGAGGATTGTCTCTTACCAAGTCGTCATCAGTAGCAATTCGACAATCATCAATATTCAGCCCACCAACACCATGCTTCAAAACGTTATTAGCGACCGTACCATCAATCGGTTTTCTTACTAGGATAATCGGTTCATAGGCGGGCTTAAGTGCAGTCCCGAAACCGCTATATTTCTTAGCTTGCTCGGTTGCTGGTTCGGTTATATTTCTTTCTACTTTAACTCTCTCTCCCTGGCTGACTTTTACTAGTCCACTAGGCTCGTTATAGCGTGTTTCTGTATGTAATATTTTCCTTACACCACCAAGCTTCTTATCAATCGCTTTACTCACATCATGCGACTTTGGGAAGCCCGATCCATACAACCAAACTAACCGATCTCTCACCTCAAAACCTGCGAGCCTTAAGCTAATACTCATCAAGTCTTCAGTCCTTGAACCGCTAAATACTAGGCCATGACCACCAGGCTTCAACACTCGGTAGACTTCCTTCCAAAGATTAGGACTTGGCACCCATGAATCCCACTCTTTTCCCATGAATCCGCTTCCGCTTGCTTGATAGTCTCGGCCACTAATCCAAGCTTGAAGACATGCGGCCACATTGGCGGGTGAAGTGTTACCAAGTCCATAAGGTGGATCAGTGACTAAAGCGTCAATACTATTTGATTCAAAGGTCTTTAGAACTTCTAAACTGTCGCCATGATGTATCATTAAAAGTTCCTTGCTTTTGATCCGCCAACTTTGACTTTTCTATTACCGCCACCTTGGCGGCGTGGTGTGTACTTCTTATCTACTGCGCTATCATTCCAGTTAAAGGTTATGCAGTCATATCGAAGAGCATCAAGCGGGTCTTCTCTACCATCTTTTTTAGGCTGCTCTTTGTTATCCCATCCATAAGAGAGAAGTGCTTTTCTTAAACTATTGCCCGCTGATCTTTCGCCTTTATCCCATAGTGTTTTAGTGAGTAGATAACGCTTCTCATTAAACGCCCGCTTTAATCTTTGAATACCATTGAGCACGTCAACTTTTACAGGATCAAGAGCATATCTCAAAGGAAGTCCGAGTCCCATTGGTGGATCTTGTCTCATCACCTTGAAAGTTGAATGGCCTGTTTGATCATTGCGAGCTTTGCCCGCCTTGTCAGCAACTCCAACATCTAGCCATATCCTAGGGCCTGGCGCTTTGTCTCGCTGTGACCTTGGCCAAGCAATGGCAAGTATTAAGGTGGTGAGTTGGTCGGTGGTGACTTCTCTTGGATTGATCTCATGACAAATGATGGAGGCTTCAAGTTGCTCATCATAGCAAATGATCAAGACACTTGGTTTCCTGAATCCCCAGTCAATGGCAATCCGACCAGTCATGCTCTCTCTATAGCTCCATCCATCGATGACATGACTTGCTTCTGTAAACTCAGAGTAGATCAATCCACTTGGTGGCTTTGGCTTGTTCATGATCATGGCTTCACGCTCATCAGGCGGGAGCATCTTGGTCGCTTCAAACCACTCATCAGCGAGATTGTCTTGGTTGACATAGCTTGAGAACAAGAGCGGGATTAGTCCTTGCTTCTCTGACATATTGATCCACCACGCATCAACCACTGGCAAGCCAACTAGAATCAAGATTGGACTTGGCCCAGCTCTTAATCGACCAAGAGCTTTGTGAGCTACCTCTTGATTGAGCGTTTGACATTCATCGATCAAGCAGACTCCACTTGTCACATTCAATCCTTCCAGTGGATTGTGAGTCGCTTCTCTTGTACCTGGTCGATAATACGATCGACACCAAACGCTTGAACCGTTGTTTGTATCAGTCCATCTTTTAAGCGTGTGGTTGTAAGTCCAACCAAGAGGATTCAACCACTTCTCCATCTCTGGCATTAAAACAGAGTTGTATCTTGGAGTGGTATCGGTGACCAATAGTGATGACGTGCCAGGTCGAGTCTTGGATAGAAACAGGATGGAGAATACAAGCGCTGAAGTCTTCCCGCTACCCCATCCACACCTTGCCGCTATTATCGTATCTCTTCTTGATATAGCGCTGATGATATTTAGTTGGAGTTCATTTAGCTTGATGTCAGTCATGATCTATCTTATGTTGATTGAAGTTATCAACGGGTGTCATGTCAGGCCTCCTTTGTTAGCCAGGGCCGACCTCATCACTATCTGCTGTTAGTGATGAGGTTGTTTCATTTTCAGCATGTAGCGCTTCAATCTGCTTCATCATTGATAGTACTTCAGCTGATCCATCTGACTGCTTAGTCACGTTGAGATCAACTTGCTTTTGGTCGCCATAGATTTTAGGAAAGCGCCTTGATAGCCTCCAGGCATAAGCACGCCAATCTGACTTCTCCTCTGCACAACGATCAAGCTTAGTAAGCATTACCGCCTCACCAAAACAATTGGCAGCGGCCACTTCTTCAGCCCACTTTTCATCCTCGGCTATCCAGCGATAATAGGTTGTTTCAGATACACCAGCCAAAGTATGAGCCGCCCCAACTGACATACCAGTACGCAAGTTTTCTAATAGTTCTTCTCTAACCGCTCTACTCTTTGGCTTCCTGCCTAGCTTCTTACTTGGTTTACTTCCAACCATAATGCTCTCCGATCACCGAATGAATTGTCTGATAAAGTGCTTCGCTTTCTTTCTGAAGTGGTGAGTTGTCACACTCGACCAGTCGCTTCTTAATCTCACAAAGTGACTTCAAGACAAGCTCCTCACGCGCGCGTATAGTGTTCATTTCTCCCATAATAGCAGACTGCAAGATGTTCTTCACGTCATCCATCTTTAACACCATACCAAGCTCTTTGGTTATCTGAAGAGCTATGTCATCAATGCTAAAGCTTCGGTGGTGCAGATCTAAAACAAACGCCTGTAGTTCATCATCAGTCATAGCTTCTCCTTTGGTAGCAATCGGCCTCATATTAAGTTCTCTTCTAATATAGCATTATCAAGAAGCTCACGAATAATCTTGCTCATTTGAGTCTCTTCTTTATAAGCCTTATGCCTTAACCAATCTCGATGTTTGTTAGTCAATAGAATCATCATTCTTTTTGTTTCGGTTGGTTTTGAAGTGTCACTATTAGAAGATTCTTGACCTACTGCTATCCATCTTCCTTTTAATGGATTGCTTAAATTCAATTTTAAACCAGTTCCTGAGCGCTCTTGAATAATTATTTCTTGAATGATCTCTCTTTGAAAGTGGTGCTTAACTAGCTTCTTGATTGATGCTTCAGATACTATTTTCCCAAACTCATTCTGAACCCATCTCTTAATCACTTTTATCTCTTCGGGAGATAGAAAGAATAGAGATGTTTTGTCTGTTGAGCGTTGTGGCGGTTGTGGTTTAGTAGAATTAAACAATAAGCTTAGTGACTCAAGACAAAATAAAAGGTCTTTCTTCTTAAAGTAGTGGGGGGCGCTTAGCTGGCAAACAGCCGCTTTAGTTATAGGCCCATTTGCATAAGTAAACCCTTTATCATTTAGCTCTAAAATAATGTTTTGAGTACTTAGTCCCCTAGACCTCATTTCATTAATTCTATCCACCGCCTCTTCTCTATGTCTCAGATCAATTGTCGAGCGTTTAATCATGCTAGTTACTCTCTTCAAATATAGCATTATCAAGAGTATCTATCTTAGTCTTACTCATTTGATTTAGTGTTCTTACAATTTCTTTGTAGGTGACACCTAGATCTCTGAGGCTTCTCATGAGCTCAATTACCTTGTCCTCATGCTTAACAAGCTCACCATCTACCCACCGCCATTCTAAAGTGGCTTGTTCAAACTCAAGATTTAGACGATCATTCCGTTCATTGACTGTTTCAGCATCATTGACCCTCTTTATAGCTGACTTTGAGAACTTGGCGCTACCAGTGCGAGAGGTAAACTTAGCAGCGGTGAAGTCACTTGCAATAGCCTGATAGCTGAAACCTTGATGGCGATAATCACGAACAAGTTGAATCATTTCTTGCTCCATCTCGGCTGGCACTTTATTGCCGTTTTCGTCTATACACCAACCAAACGGAGAACGCTCATTGACCCTAGTGAGTGTTTTAATTCTCATAGCACACTTTCTCCTTTTGGACTTAAAGCGTCTTTGATCGATTCTCTTATAATTACTTGTTTCGTTGATGAAGGGAGCTGGCCGCTAACAGTGCAAGCGCCAATTCTTTTGATTGTATATTTTGGATCAATATTTAAGTTCTCAATCTCAATGTCACTAAGACCATTAGTCAAAGAGGCCACTTGCTCTTTAATGTATTCCAAGAAGCGGTATGCATGATGTTCGCTTTGTTCAAGCCATTTTAATAAGTAATACTCATCATTTATTGTAGGGCTGCTCTTATGACAATTTATACACATAAGTATTAAGTTCTTTGGCTTGCTTGAGCCTCCATGAACATTAGGAATAATGTGGCATCTTTCTAATCTTTCATTACAAGACACATCTTTATAACAAGACCAGCAATGAAGGCCTTTATCATTAATGTCTTTGAGCTTATCAAGACTTAAGTCATGCTTGATCTCTAGTTGCTTGATGTACTTTTGACCTTCTTCTGAAGTCCACCATCTAGCAACT